ACGACTGGAGTTTAGATGTTATACATGTTTTTAAAAACGGTATAGATGGACTGTTTGATGGAATTGCACTATTTCCAAAAAATTCTAATCCAACAATTAGAGAATTAAATTATAGATTTTATGCACTGAAAAAAGAAGTAAATGTAGTTGCATCTAATCCAATTCCGTTTGAAAAGTTTAACTTTAAAAATTACAACGAATATCTATATGCATTACAAAATTCAAAAACTGACAGTTTTTGGTTTGTACCTGATGATATAGAAGTAAACAAAGAATTTTCATTTACTTCGCATCACGACAGATCTGTTAACCATACTTTTTTAAATGGCAACTATACTGATGGCATTGTACTGTTTAGTAAAAATTCTCCTGTAACTGAAAAAGAATTTTTGTCTAGAAGCTATTTGCAAAAAAAAGAATATGCAATTGTAGCAAGTTTACCTAAAAAATACGAACAATTTAAAATAGACAACTATCAAGATTATTTAACTGCAAAAGAAAAAAGTAAAACTAATATGTTTTACGGAATTCCTAGCAATGTTAAAGTAAGTGATTCTTTTAAATTTGATATGTACTTTCCGTATAATAACAATTTTGATAATAATATTACACATGTTTTTTTAAACGGAACACAATACAACGGAATTGCACTGTTTAGTAAAAATAATAATTTAACAGAAAACGAAATAAACTATAAATTTTATATAGAAAAAAAAGAATGGCCTATTTTTGCAAGTACTCCAATCAACATCGATCAAAATGATTTAATAAAAGATGCATTTTCTGCTTGGGCTAGCGGATTTATTGAAACAGCTAAACTAACAAGCAATTTACATTTTAATGGAAAGTTAAATGTTGAAATTAAAAATCAGATTAACTTGAATTGCACAGAAATAAAAAATGTTCCATTTGCTGAGTTTTATATAATTGGGTCTAAGCACGGAAAAAACTTTGGACTAGAAAATATAGGCGAGCCCGACAATCTTTTAAAAATAAACGACGAAGTATGGCTCAGAGATCAATTTAACCAATTAAATCAATTAGCTTAAAAACTGTTTCGAGTTTTTGTTGGTTTGTTTTATTTCTTAAAGTGTTTGCTAATCCAGTATGCAAAGGTTTTGGCCATTTTCCAAAACTTACCCAGCAATATCCATCATGTTCATTGTTTAGTATTGGTATAAATTCATCTTGTACAACACACAAATAGGTATGAAATAAAAATTGTTCATCGTTGCTGATAAAAGTTTCTAATGGTATAGTTTTTTTAATTTCAGGTAAAGTACCTATTTCTTCTTGAATTTCTCTACGTAAGCCTTCCCATGGGGTTTCGTAGCCTTCGTTAGTACCACCAACTAACCCCCACACATTATTCTGTTTAGATTGAGTTCTATGTAATAATAGAAATCTATTTGTGCTTAAGGTATAAAACAATGCACCGGAACATACTATTTTCTTCATAACATTAGTTATACGTCTGGAAACAACATCCACCCGCCTTGTGAAAATTCGCCTTCGTAACTTTTAGTCCAGTATTCTCCAGTCCACTTGTATTGAGAACCTGTTGCTAGATTAGTAATGTAAATAGAGTCTGTTTCTTCACTGGAATTAAAAATAACAGACCATTCAGCCCCGTCATACTCTATTATGTCATTTTCACCAGCAACTAGATCACCAAACGGTGAATCAGCAGCCTTCCACCCATATGCGCCGTCGTCATTAATTGCATTTCCAATTTTTCCTAACAGCATAACACGCAATCCTGGAACAAGTTTAGTAGTAGGGTTCCATCTTAGTGGATCAATAATGTAATCAATAGATGTGTAGCTGTTTGGATTTCTTGCAGGTCCGGGTAATACAGTATTGCTAGGTAATGTGTCGCTGTCCCAATCGACAAATAATTCGCTTGGTTTAAGAGGATTTACAGTGACATATCCTACCACGTAAGTACCGTCATCTTTTAAAATTCGTATTTGACTTATTCCAGGCTTATAACAACCAGGATATGCATCAAACAGTGAATTCCAATTCATAGAACCGATAGTTCCTTTGTCTATTACATAAGCTTTATTACCGATTACATATAATCCTAATGACAACCAAGTGCTATTCATCGAAGTTGAGCCTGGCTGACGAGGCCTAATTTTTCTAGTAACTCGAATGTCCATTTCTCCAGTACCGTCATTTGGAAACTGACCGTCATCGACAATTCTTTCTGCAACACCGTCGGCGTTGGTTAATTCTCTTTCTTCGACAATTTCAAAATTGTTTGCATCTAGCAAATTAGTTGGTGTACTTATACCTAAGTCTATATTTCCTTGACTTTCGGTAAAGATACTAGTGATGATATTAGTTATAACACCCAAGCGTTTTACTTTTGCAGGAGGTGAAATATATATAGGTGTAGTAAATGCAAGAGTAGCTATATCTATTTCACTTTCTAATCCTACAGGTATAGATCTATTACTAAATTCTATTCTATCTAAATTAACTACAGTCAAACTGGTCCAATCAACAAAGTTATCAGTTGTTTGTATTTCTAAGCTAGGATGAAATAGTGTTAAAATTTGCTCGACAATTTGTAATTTTTGATCTGTATTGCTACTCCAAATGTCTACGTTAACTGACAAATTATAAGGACTTGGCATAAGACGTTCTACAGTATAGTTACGCCCTTGCGTATTTAAATACTCCTGACCGGATTCGTCAACTGCTCTTTCTCTTATGTGAACTTTACTTACAAATGAAGAATCGCTAGTGCGAGTCCTGTCCATTTCAAGACCTGTTATGTACACTGCCATTCGCGGTACACTGGGCAATTTATTTTCTGAGTTATCTTTGATAATAGACGCAACTTGTCGAGTTAAATCACCGTATAGTACAGGAACCTGTTTAACATCGCCGTCGGCATCTTTATACGAAAAATTACTCATTAAACGTATTATTTGTGTTAAATATCTTCTAATCTGACCGTCATAAAAATGCAACATTAGTTATCTGCCCTTGGTCTTAATGCTTTACTAAGGCTTTGTCTTTCAACAACTTCGTCATCACAAATAGTATTCGAATTTGTATTGTTGATAAATGTACCTTTTTGTGTTTGTCTTGTATTTGTATTTGACAAAGTATGTCTAACGTTGTCTTCAACTTTGACCCAACGAGCTCCATCAAATCTAAAAAGTCTGTTTGGCATAAAATCTGTTCGCAAAAAGTAGTCACCTTTAACTGCGCTTAATGGAAATGTAATACCACTTCCAAAAGACTCGCCATTGGGTGCTAGTCCGTCACCTAATAAATAACCACTATATCCTGCACGTTCCGGTGTTTGATTTACCCTGTCTGCTATTTCATTTTGTGTTGATGCATCGAGGGATGTCAAATCTGCGGTAACTAATTCTGTTCTTCCGTTTTGATCAACTTGTAATGTATAGAAGTGACTGATGTCGTACCCACTTAATCCGGCATCTGCTTCGGCTTGTGCAATTACAGCATTGTTAATTTGCATATCCTTTTCGTATGTGCTTAATACATCGCCTAGTGTGGTATTAGAACCTTCTTCTATAGGTAATTCGAGTATGTCTTTATATTCTTGAGAAGCAGTAATTTGTTTTAATTTTAGTCTATAAAGATGTGGATACCAAGTTTGGCTAAATCCTTCGGCTGCACGAGTAACTTCTTCTATAACGTAGTATCTTTTTAATGCTACAGAATAATCATTCAATGCATATTCGTCTCTAAGATGCGGAAGTTCAATAACATCACCGGACATTAGCTTTCGTCCAATAGTTTTTACACTTGAATTAATATGTACCGTCACAAATAAAATATCATTAGATAAAAACAAACCAAATTGAGAAAGATTAAAATCGTAGTCTTGTAATTGATAAATTCCTCTAATCCGATAAATGTCGCTATCGTATTTTCTGTCTCTGTTTTCTAAAAGTAGCAAGTCTTGTATATTTGTTTCTTTTATTACATCATACTGTGGTTGATCAGCAGTTGCATTTTCTGAAGTAGGATTTTTTGGTCCAAGATACTTATGAACAAATAGATCTGTACCGCCTACAGAAAATTGTTCATTGATAATTTTATCAAAAAATTCATAGTCGTTACTTTTTTCGGGTCTATAGAGGCTTAAACGTGGCATATTGTATTTATTATAAATACATGTGGAGAATACTCAATGGACAGCAATTTAGTAACCTACAAACAAGAAGTTTATGATTATATACACGCTATGCTCGGCGGCGGCATGGTTGATGTCGAACTAGACCCTATTCATTATGAAACTGCATTAAACAGAGCTTTAGGTAAGTTTAGACAAAAAAGCGGTAACAGTGTTGAAGAAAGTTATGTAACTTTAAAGTTGATAAATGATACTAACGAATATATATTACCACACGAAATAATAGAAGTAAGACAGTGTTTTAGAAGATCTGTAGGCAGTAGAAGCGGCGGCGGCGATGGAAGTAGTTTATATGAACCATTTAACCTTGCATATACAAATACATACCTTTTAGCAGGTTCGGGAATGGGTGGATTACTAACATACGAGTTGTTTGCTCAGCAACAAGAACTGGTAGGCAGAATGTTTGGTAGTTTTATCGAATTTGTTTGGAACCCACCAACTAGAAAACTTACACTACTGCAACGTCCTAGGGCAGGAGAAGAAATTTTACTATTTTGTTATAATCACAGACCAGATAGCGAATTGTTAACTGACTATCTTGCCAAACAATGGATTAAAGATTACGCACTTGCTACATGCAAGTACATGTTAGGTGAAGCAAGAGAAAAGTTTGCAACGATTGCAGGTCCACAGGGCGGCACCAGTTTAAACGGTACTGCACTTAAAGCAGAAGCAAGCGCGGAAATTGAAAAACTTGACAACGAAGCAGCTCTTGCAGTTGCTGGCGGTTATGGATATGGGTTTCTAATCGGATAACTTATGTCAAAAAAATATAATGTTAAAATAGATAATAACTGTAAACAAAATATAAATTACAACGGTAAACCGACTAGAGAACACTTTATTGATTTGTTAATTAAAAAAAATTCGTGGACAGTTGGTGTTGAAGTAGGAACAAGAGTTGGCAGAACATTGTTTCATTTGTTAGATAACAATCCTACATTAAAAATGTACAGCGTTGATAAAGACATTAGTCAATTTTATAATACTAAAATTAAAGAAAAGTATAAAGATAGATTAATCGTACTTGAAGGATCGAGCTGGGAACAATCAATTAATATAAATGAAAAAATAGACTTTGTGTTTATTGATGCTAGCCATACATACAAAAACGTAGTTAAAGATATAAAAGCATATAGTCCATTATTAAAAACTACAGCAGGACTATTAGGCCATGATATAAACATGTATCCTGTACAAGATGCTGTAGTTGATTGCGGTTTTAAGTATTTAATAGGTCCTGATAACGTCTGGTTGACAAGTTTTTAAATTAATGTTATAAACTTTAAAAAGGTCAATGCAATGAATTTACTTCCAAAACTATTAATTATTGGTCATGGAAGACACGGAAAAGATACTGTCTGCGAAATTTTAAGAGATACTTACGGTTTTAGTTTTGAAAGCAGTAGCAAATTTTGTAGTAAATTGTTCATCTATAATAATCTTAAAGACAAGTATGGATATTCTAATGAAGAAGAGTGTTATGCTGATAGACACAATCACAGAGCAGAATGGTATGATGCTATCTGCAATTATAATGTTCCTGATGCAGCTAAACTAGGACGAGAAATTTTTAAGGCACACGACATTTATTGTGGCCTTCGAAATAAACGTGAATTTTTTGCTATGAAGAATACACAAGTGTTCGATCTTGCTATTTGGGTTGACCGCAGCGATTGTTTACCGCTAGAATCTAAAGATAGTATGAGCTTAGAGCATTGGATGGCAGATTTTACTATTGATAACAATGGATCAATAGATGATTTAGTTTTTAATACTAAACAACTTATAACTAATATATTAAATTAAAATTAAACTAGCAGTTTATCTGCTAAAATACGGTTTTTTCCGGTGGTTTTGCTAAATAATAATAGCAACGAAATCCACAAGGAGAAAACACACAATGGCATTAGTATCACCGGGCGTACAGGTTAGCGTAATCGACGAGAGTTTCTATACTCCTGCCGAACCTGGTACTGTACCTCTTATTTTTGTAGCAACAAAAGAGAATAAAACAAATCCGGGCAACACTGGTATTGCACCCGGTACATTAAAATCAAACGCAGGAAAAGTTTATCTTATTTCTTCTCAAAGAGAACTTTCAGAAACATTTGGCGACCCGTTATTTTACACTGACGCAAATAACAATCCTATTCACGGCGGCGAACAAAATGAATACGGATTACAAGCTGCTTATTCTTACCTAGGTGTTGCAAACAGAGCATACATTGTTAGAGCAGATGTTGATCTAAATTCTATAACTGCAAGTAATACACCAGTTACAGGCGATCCAACTAACGGATCTTATTGGTTTGATACAGATGCTTCTTTCTACGGTGTGTTCGAGTGGAACGGTGCTGCAATTACTACAACAAACGGACAAAGCTTTTTAAATAAAGTACCGATGGTAATAACCGATACTACAAAAGTAGTTGATTATTCAGGCGAAGACTATACTCCAAAAGGTAGTGTTGGCGCAATCGGAGATTATGCTATAGTTGCAGTTACTGACGTTAACACTCTATGGTATAAAAATAGAGTTGGAACTTGGGTTAAAGTTGGAACTCCAGAATGGAAAGCTAGTCATGCTATTGTTACTGGCTCAAATGCCAATCCTACATTAATTGCAGGCAGAACTATTACATTTAGTTTAACTAGCGATAGTACTGGTAACCAGTACAATGTAACTACAGTAGGTACAACAGCATCGTCGTTAGCATCTGTTATTAACGCTAACACTGCATTGGTAACAGCAGGTATTACTGCTAGCGTTGTAAACAGCCGTCTTGCAATATTTTATTCAGGCGCTTCCGGCGATGTAGTTGAAATGTACGGCGACGATGCTACATTTACACTACTAGGAATATCTCAAGGCGATTATTATGCACCAAAGCTTGAAATTGCTCCACATACTAGTGTTCCAGAATTTAAAACAACTGACACAAATCCACGACCAACTGGTTCACTATGGGCAAAGACTACTACACCTAACTTAGGTGCAAACTGGAGCATCAAGCGTTACAGTTCAGATACTGCATCTTGGACTACAATACCTGCTTCGATATATGCAACTAATACCGCAGCTATTTACGGGTTAGATAGTACAGGCGGTGGTGCAAACTTAGTAGAAGGTCAACTATATATTCAAAGCAATGTTGCTGAAGATGCCGACAAGCTTGCAACATTTAAATTGTATAGAAGAAATTCTTCTGGCGCAACTACAATAACTAGTGCAAAAGTAACTGCATCGTCATTCCCTGCAGGAACACATTCATTTAGTTTAACAGAAACACTTGCAGGCGAATCAACTACTACAACAATGACTGTTTCATTTGTTGCAACAGGTGCTACTAGCGATGCAGATGTTCTTGCCAATGCAATCAATGCAAAGGGTTATACACATGTTAATGCAAGCGTCAACTCACAAAATAGAGTTGTAATTTCGCACACAACCGGCGGCGATATTCGTTTTGTTGATACCAGTGGAGTTTTAGACAATATCTTTACACCGTTTGTTTCAACTGATCCTACAAGTACTACTAATTTCTACTATACTCCAGGAACTGATGTAAGCACTAGTCCTAAGGAATTTATAGCTACACTATGGAAAGTGTTAACTTATACTGCACAAACTACAGAACCAACCACTACACCTGCACAAGATGCATTGTGGTACAGTAGTGTTGTTGACGAAGTTGATATGTTATATCATAACGGAACAACTTGGGTTGGCTACAGAGACAACGCAACTGCATTCCCTAACACAGACCCAAATGGTCCAATTGTTGCAGCAACAGAACCAACTGAACAGTCAGACGGTAGTGCTCTTGTAACTAACGACTTGTGGATTTCTACAGCCGATATAGAAAACTATCCTTCTGTCTATCGTTATAATGCTATAACTGGAAAGTGGGCACTTGTTGACAAAACTGACCAGACCACTGAAAACGGTATCTTGTTTGCCGATGCTCGTTGGAGCACTGCTGGAAGCAGTGAAACTGCCGCTGACATCGCTGACTTGCTTGAAAGCAACTATCTAGATGCTGACGCACCAGATCCTGCATTGTATCCAAAAGGCATGTTGCTTTGGAACTTGCGTCGTAGCGGATTTAACGTAAAACGTTTTGAAAGAAACTATGTCGACATCGAAGGCACCAATACTAGATACAACGACGAAGCAATGACTAACTATTATCCACATCGCTGGGTTACTGAATCAGCAAATAACGTTGATGGTTCTGGTTCCTTTGGACGTAATGCTCAACGTAAAGTAGTAGTCCAAGCATTGCAAGCAAGTGTAAATAGCAACGAAGACATCCGCGATGACGAATCAAGAATCTTTAACTTGATTGCATCACCAGGATATCCAGAACTTATCGGAGAAATGATTAGTCTAAACTACGACAGAGGACTAACAGCTTTTGTAGTTGGGGATAGTCCAATGAGACTTCAACCAAACACTACATCCATAAACAATTGGGCCAATAACATAGCACTAGCTGTTGAGGATAACGATCTAGGACTTGTAAGCAGAGACGAATATCTCGGAGTTTACTACCCAGCTGGTTATACTAGCGACAATGCAGGTAATAACATTGTTGTGCCTCCAAGTCATATGGCATTGCGTGTAATTGCACTTAATGACCAAGTTGCATATCCATGGTTTGCACCTGCAGGTACACGCCGCGGTGGCGTAACCAATGCATCAGCAGTTGGATATATTAGTTCAGAGGGAGAGTTTGTAAGTATTAGTCTTAATGAAGGACAAAGAGACACACTGTATCAAGCAAATGTTAACCCAATAACATTCTTAAATGGCGCTGGACTAGTTGTATTTGGACAAAAAACTCGTGCAAGAAATGCTAGTGCGCTTGACAGAATTAACGTTGCAAGATTGGTAATTTATCTACGCAGTCAACTTAAGAAACTTGCAAAACCATACATCTTTGAACCTAATGATAAAATCACTCGTGACGAAATCAAACAACAAGTTGAAAGCTTAATGGTTGAACTTATTGGATTAAGAGCTATATACGACTATCTTGTTGTATGTGACGAAACAAACAATACTCCAGCAAGAATAGATAGAAATGAACTTTATGTTGACATTGCTATAGAACCAGTTAAAGCAATAGAATTTATATACATTCCGTTGCGCTTAAAGAACACAGGGGAAATTGCAGGTCTATAAAATTATGGGGATCTTTTAAAGGTCCCCATAATTGATAAATACTTGTAACAAGGAGTTAATTATATATGGCAATCTCATCATTAACAAAACTAACAGTACCGTTAGCAACCAACGATAGTGCATCAGCACAAGGCTTGCTAATGCCTAAACTACAATACCGTTTTCGTGTAACACTTGAAAACTTTGGTGTTAGTACTCCAACTACTGAATTAACAAAACAAGTTGTGGACGTAACACGTCCTAACTTAACTTTCGAAAATATGGAAGTGCATGTTTATAACTCAAAAGTTAATTTAGCAGGTAAGCATACATGGAACCCAATAACACTTAACTTAAGAGAAGATGTTAACAACAATGTTCAAAAACTTGTTGGCGAGCAACTACAAAAGCAATTTGACTTTATGGAACAAGCAAGTGCTGCTTCTGGATCAGATTATAAGTTCTTAACACGTATTGAAATTCTTGACGGCGGCAACGGCGCTTTCACTCCGACTGTATTAGAAACTTGGGAAGCATACGGATGCTATGTAACCGAAGCAAATTATAATACACTTGCATATGAAACTAGCGCACCAGTAACTGTTACTCTTAACATACAGTATGATAACGCAGTTCAATTTAACGGTGCATCAGGATCTGGACCAGATCGCGGTCTTGGCGCAAACGTAGGACGTTCGTTAGGTACAAACGCAACAGGCGCTGGCGCTTAAATTTTAATATAGGATTGCCGAATAAAAGGGAGATTAATTTCTCCCTTTTTTCTTTAT